TTATCTAGTACCGCTGAACTCTGCTGGGCAGTTGAGGCACTGCCTTGTCCATCTTCTTCTGTTAAATTACCAAGTCGAATGTCGGACATGCGGGAACGACTCAATTTCACCGCGTCCCTGTTGTTTGGGTGGATCACAACATCCAGGGGGATATGATCTAGCAAAGCGTAGGCTCCTTGTTGTGAAAGGAGACTCGTATCCGTGTACCAGTCATAGGGTTCAAGTTTATAGTTGGGGACAGATGGTTCTTGTTCCATCGGGCGCTTTTGTCCAGCGCATACGTACTCTTCACGCAAATCCTCCCATGTAGGGAAAGTTCCGCAAAGAGCACTTATTCCAGTGATCTCGGCAACATCTTTCAATTGTTGAGTCCTTTCATCAAAAACCTCGCGTCCCCATTGGAAATACTCACGACTAGCTCCCTTCAATGCTTGTGCAGCAATGACAGTAGGAAGAATGTCGACTCCTTTGGTTTTACGATAATTGTGTAAGAACTTCGCAATCGAATTTTGTTCGATCGGTGCAAGATACATCCCGATGTCTTTGTCATATCGGAATCCCCTTTTCAAAAATGAAATCTCGCTCAGGGGTAAGAATGGCACTGATTCTGATCCTTTGTCAGCCATTGTATAAGTGATTCCAATGTCTGCTAGTTCATGTGCTAATGAGGTGTGATTAAACAACTTCTCATTTACACTGACTCCAGCAGCATTGTCGTCACCGTAACAAGACAACACAATGTTCACATCAAATCGTGGAATAATCACGTCTCCAGCTTTTTCATGCATGGAGTAATATGCGTATCGCAAGTAAAGCGAATTAACAATATTATTGATGATAACGGTCAAAGGATGACCAGAAGGGTTGGAACCCAACATCTGTAGAAAGATTCCATCATACTCATAAAGAGGATTAGAAATCTCTGTCGCAATTCCGCGCATAACAGTTATTTGTTCCTGGGTGTAACCGCATTGTTCAGCGACATCAATCAAGATTTCAAAAGCATACATCATCATTTGAATAGATATGTTCTTGTCATATTGCTTGTAGTCACCTGCAATCATGCGTTCAGTACCATGTTTAGTGAGACGTTTAACGAACTTGTCCCACTGAGGACTTGTCGCGTTAATTCCTACGGCACATTCGAGGAGGCCTTCGGAATCCTGGATCAATCGTACAATTGGCAGGAAATACTTCCTTACCAAACATGTGAAAGCAAACTCACATCCGGTGAAAACACGGATTTTGTTCTTATCAAATTTCACAGGTTCATCTTTCAAGTTTCCTCGAAAGACGACATGCACGCGCCTTCCAGACGCAAGTTCTTGTTCCATACGTTCGACTTCTTCCCAATATTTCGGGTCCTCGAAG